CTGTATCAATTCTACCTCTTGAAACTGTAACGCCTGTTAATTTTGGTGGTTCTGGTTTCTTATTGTTAGCAATTAGTTCCCTTGCTCGGTTTCTTATTGCGTTGTTCTCCTCATCGCTTTTAAAAAAGGAAAACATAAGGCTTGAGCGAAGGCCAGATATCTCATCTTCAAGACGACTTACTGGAATACCAAGATTAGCGGATACATTAGCTGTATTAAGTCTTCCTAACGTTGCTCTAAGACCAAAGTTAGCCCTGTTAGGGTTGGCTTGTATAGCACTTCCTCTATAGTTATTCTCGTCAGGCATTGTAACTAGCCTTACGAGAACCACGCGAATAGACCTTACCGCCGCCCATCATTTTTTTAGCTTTTACTTTCTTCTTTTTCTTTGGCATTACCATTCCGCCGTAATTCATGGGTTCAACGTCATCTTTTTTATCTTTCATTATCATTTTTCTTATTCTGTTAAACCTAGCTAAATCGGAAATAGAACGCCTTGCATCACCACCTGCTTCATATTTCGATAGATTATCTTTGTAATATTCAAAATCAGCGTTTGATGGTAGTTTACCTTCACGTTGTTCTTTTTTTTCACTAAAATATTTACCTAAATCCATTTTTAAATCTCCCCATCTATGGTAATGTTAGTTGCTAGTTCTTTTTTAGCAGGGAGTAATACAACACCGTGAACAACCTGCCCCGTAACTTCTGTGGTTTGTTTTTTTGAAACTCCAATACGATCCAGTATGGACTCTGCAGATTTAATTCGCATATCCATCTGATTTAGCGGAGTTGTGCCATCAGCGTCCAAACCTTCTACGATACGTGTCGCAGCTTTTACGCCATTCACGGCTAAATAATCTTTAGTCCTTGCAGCTATTTCTTCACGTAGCGACTTCATAAGACTTGAGCGAGATGCGTTGTATCCCGCTGTCTTCATGGCTTCGCCTACTCTACCGCCGTTTTCAAACAAAGCGTCCAGAAAGGCAGCTTGCTTTTCTGTTAGTTTGCGGCTGGGGTCTGTGCGAAATGCTGTACCTGCTACTGCTTTACCCGACATAGTTTTTTGCCTTTAGCGTACCATTCTCATCATGGTCGGAAAGGATGACATCATCATTTCTTGCTGCTTTTTTTCTTTATCTTCTTTCGTTGTGTACGCAGACAAAGGCTCATATGGAGTACTGTCCATCGTAGGCTTTTCAGCAGAAGTGTTAGCAGCTTTTCGAGCGCCGTTTGCATAGGCTTTTTTATCTTCGTCTTTCATCATCATCATTGTCTTTAAACACCTTTTGGATTTACAATATTTTTAATAAGAAGCACGTACCCTTCAAAGTTTTCGTGGTTGTCACTTCTTGCTTTTACAATCATTATATCTTCTTTTGAAGTATCTTTGTATTCTGCTAAGATTTCTTCAATTACAAAAATTTGTGGATTGGAAAACTTTACACATTCTCTTGCCGCCATAAGAATACTAAAATACTGTG